ACCGGAGGTAAGGAGCTAGCGCAGCTAGCGAACCATCTTCTAGAAGATAAGATCCCTTGATCTTATCTTTTTAAATTTTAAAGTTGCGGTTCTAGTATTACCCGCAACTTCTGACACTTGTGTCTCAAAAAAAAAATTATTTAATTTCTATAATTTTAGTAATTCTTCTTACTATTTGTTCTAGTTCATTATCAACCCAGAAGTGGGATGGATGATACTCACAAGTTATGTATATGTGAGAGGAGTTTATTTTATCATAACCTCCTTTCGTTTGTCCGTTGTATTTATAACGGTCTGTGAGTCTTAGAAAGTCTCTAAATGGCCAACATTGAGCATCAAAATCATCTATGATAATGGCTTCTTCATTGGCATATCCGTCCCACCATTTAGTTCCGTCTTTAATATAGTAAGAATGTGGATGCTTTTCTATAGCACCTCTAGTTTTCCCGGTTCCAGTACGACCCCATCTCCATTCAATATAAGGGGGTTCTGTTCTGTCATCTTGGACCAAAAAATGAAACTTTTCCAATCCTTTATAGTATTTTACAAAAGTTGAAGGATCTGCTAAAGCTACTTCCTTTATGGTAGCTTTATCTTCAAGCATGTCGGTTAAAAAATGTATATCATTTCTTTTACCTTGGTGAGAAAGTAGGCCTCGTTCTACCCACGCACCGTCTTTCTTACAATAATCAGCAGCTTGTTGAGACGTTCCCTTACGTCTCTCCCAATGAATACGTTCATTAAAGTTATGCAGAGTCTGGAATCTTTTACAAGATGAGAATTCTACATATCCTTGGATATGAGGGGTACCCTCTTTACCTTTCTCATAGCCTAGAACCATATAAACACAGGGATACTCCCAAAGTTTAGTTCTTTCTCCCTCGGACCAATTATTGAGTGTGAAGCACCAGCTTCTTCCGGAGATTCTGTCGTTCATTCTTTTTAACTTCTGACGCATCTCTTTAAGGGTACAAAAATCTTTTTTCCCAGAAAAAAAAAGATAATTTATAAAAAAGGTCTAAAGGGAAAAAAAATACTAGAAAAGTAGAATAGTTGGATTTCTACCCAGTATAAATGCCACGGAAATATTCCAGAAATTTAAAAAAAAAGAAACGATATACTTATCGTAAAAGACGTGCTTTTAAACGTCGCTCTCGTTATGCTCCAGTTCGCCAGGGATTTAATTTTCCCGACAAGACAAGAGTAAAACTTAATTATAGTGATCATGTTCAGATATCTACATCAGCCGGTACTAACTTTTATGAAGTTATCATGAGAGGTAATTCTCTCTATGACCCCATGTATTCAGGTATGACTCTGAACAAACAACCCATTGCGTTCGATCAATGGACACAGTTCTATAAGACTTATAGAGTAAAAGGAGCTAAGGTCACTTATACAATTCAACCTTCATCAGCCACAGTATCCGTAGGGGCTCAAATTGCAATTTTACATGCAAATATATCTTCCACTGCAGATTCTACAGCGTATGCTGATGATCCAGATACACTTATGTGCCAAAAAGATGTTAAAGTCAAGTACATATCTCCTTCAGGTAGTGCTACACCATTTAAGATTAGTATGTATAAGACAACTAAATCGTTACTTCCAAGGTCAAATCCGGAGGATATATCAGCTGCTGTAGGTACATCCCCTACAGATTCATGGTACTTCCATATGTCTCTTTGGGACCAAACTAGAAATGCAGCTTCCGGTACTGTAGCATCTCTCGTAGATTGTAAAATGGTATTCTATTGTGAGTTCTATGACATAGTAGATCTAGCAGCCTCTTAATTAAAATACTTTTCTCTGAGAGAAAAGTATCTTGGGCTTTGCCCCAAATGCTTCCAGCTTTAGCTGGCCCACCGGAGGTAAGGAGCTAGCGCAGCTAGCGAACCATCTTCTAGAAGATAAGATCCCTTGATCTTATCTTTTTAAATTTTAAAGTTGCGGTTCTAGTATTACCCGCAACTTCTGACACTTGTGTCTCAAAAAAAAAATTATTTAATTTCTATAATTTTAGTAATTCTTCTTACTATTTGTTCTAGTTCATTATCAACCCAGAAGTGGGATGGATGATACTCACAAGTTATGTATATGTGAGAGGAGTTTATTTTATCATAACCTCCTTTCGTTTGTCCGTTGTATTTATAACGGTCTGTGAGTCTTAGAAAGTCTCTAAATGGCCAACATTGAGCATCAAAATCATCTATGATAATGGCTTCTTCATTGGCATATCCGTCCCACCATTTAGTTCCGTCTTTAATATAGTAAGAATGTGGATGCTTTTCTATAGCACCTCTAGTTTTCCCGGTTCCAGTACGACCCCATCTCCATTCAATATAAGGGGGTTCTGTTCTGTCATCTTGGACCAAAAAATGAAACTTTTCCAATCCTTTATAGTATTTTACAAAAGTTGAAGGATCTGCTAAAGCTACTTCCTTTATGGTAGCTTTATCTTCAAGCATGTCGGTTAAAAAATGTATATCATTTCTTTTACCTTGGTGAGAAAGTAGGCCTCGTTCTACCCACGCACCGTCTTTCTTACAATAATCAGCAGCTTGTTGAGACGTTCCCTTACGTCTCTCCCAATGAATACGTTCATTAAAGTTATGCAGAGTCTGGAATCTTTTACAAGATGAGAATTCTACATATCCTTGGATATGAGGG